TTTTCAGGGCGTTATTTACAATGTCCAATAGTTCCGAAAGAGAACGTGTGAGTGGCTCTAACCCGTTTGCAGCAGCCGTACCCATAATACTCTGAAAGTTCTTCCACTGGAACGATAAGGATCTCATTTGAACTTCGTTTGCTTTTGCTGCCGCCGTACTGCCAGCCATATCGCCTCTTAACTGGTTCATATAGTCTGTCTGTTTGAGCAAGACGTTTAAGAAAGCAGCACCACGCCGTTCCATACCTTTCGTAGCTTCCTCGACCCCGAATCCAGCTGCTTTCAAGGTTTTCAATACATTTACGAAACCTTTGGTGCGGATGTTAATATCATCGACTGTCAACCCAACACTTTCTAACTGCTTAACCAATTTAGCCGTCGGGTTCAGAAATTCTGCAAGGACGGCTCTAAGACCTGTACCAAGCATTGATTTAGACCGAACACCGGCATTGGTCGCAGCAGCAATCGCAGCAGCCGTCTCCTCGTAGGTCATACCAAGCTGGGCCGCATAATTACCTGCGTACTGAATGGCTGTCTGGAATCCGCCGATGTCAGCTTTCGATTCGTTCATAGCTGTTGTCAATGAGTTCGTTACACGCTCGGCTTCGGCAACTTGTAGATTGTAAATATTCAATGTGGAAGTAATAACGTCAGTAGAGGTCGCAAGGTCAGTACCAGTTGCTGTTGCCAAGTTCGCAATAGCCGGAAGTGTTCCCTTGATTTGCTCGACAGACAAACCAGCTTGGGCCAGTGTTGTAGAGGCTTTAGCAACTTCAAGGGACGTAAACTTTGTGGCGTTTGCGGTCGATTCGATCGTATCCCTCAAGCCCTGCATACTGGTATCAGAAACGGCTGCAATCGCCTGTACTTGGCGTAATTGTTCATCATATTGGATCGTATAATTGATTAAGTACCGATAAGAACCGACCAGCTTGTTGATGGCTGCATAGTTGGCCATAATCCTGAGCTGCGTAAACCCGAGGACGTCATTTAATCTTTCTTGGCGTTCCTGATAAGCGGCGGCCTTTCTAGCAGCGGCCTCATTAGCCTTTGCCTGCTTTTCCATCGCTTTCTGAGTGGCGGCGGCTTCGGCAGCAGTAGCAGCATCGGCAGCTTTTTGTTTGTCCAGAGCAGCAGCGGCTCTCGGATTAGCTTGTCTCCAAAGTTTCTCCTGCTGGGCTTTCGCCTTTTGGTTCATCTTGTCGACATACTTATCCAGATCGTACTGTTGGGCGAGCATACCCTCTGTCGTTCCGTACAGGGCCCGTTCTTTGATTGCCTTAATGTTTGTCTTGGTCTGTTCGAGAGTTGACCCAGTCATTATCTGTGTGTTTAGACGGCTAATCGGAATCTGACTGATGGCTGTGTTCAACCGTACCATTTCAGCGGTTGCGAGCCTTGTTTTCTCGATAAAAGCATTGAGGTTCTTTAAGTCCCCGAACTTTATGCTGAGGGACGCACCAAGAGCCTCTGCCTGATTGATCAAGGCATTCTTGCCAGCTGTTACTGTTTGTACTGCTTTGAGTTGCTTGGAGAGGGCTTTTGAGAGTTCTACGGCTGCCTCAAGGTTCTTCTTGATACCGCCTGCGTGTGTTCCTGAATTGGCCTCAACAAATATCTTATTGAGTTCTTTCCATGCGTTGCTTGCTTGGCCGGTAGAGCGGTTAATGGATTCGATCTTCTTCTTGAGATCATCGAAACCCTTTGATTTTAATCCTACTTCTAACTCTGCCTTGTTGTCAGCCATAACCCTCTCCTATGATTTCATTTTGTTAAGAGCCATTTGTAGTTGGTCCTTACTCTGAATCTTCGTCTCTTTTGCCTTATCTCCGCCAAAAGCAAGAGCAAGGACTTTTATCATAATCTCAAAGTCTTTCATAGCATCGGTTTGCTTTTCTGCGACTTTGACCTGAATAAAGGTACGGATCTCCTTTAATGAATACCGCCACTTTATATTATATAGAGAGTCATTAAAAGCCCAAAATACAAGTTCTTCAAAATTCAACCCTTTAATAAAGTTCATACTGGACTCTATTCGCTGATTTTTGTTTTCTCCAGCATCTTCTCGATTAGATCTTCGAGTTGCTTTTGTGCTTTCGTCTGATTCTCCAAGCGTGAAATAAAAAAATTGGCAACGTGCTCCGAAATCCACACAGTGAGCTTTTCGCCTTCATCCACTGAAAGACCATAGGCGTAATTCTTCTCAGGATTAAGACGAGTACTGTTACCATCACGTTCGTCCAATAATTCGTTAATCATATAGTTCTGCAGATCAAAGTCAGTATCCAAATTCTGAATCTGTCCGACTGTCGTGAACTTGCTACACAGTTTCTGGAGCAAGCCGTAAGTCATTTTGACTTCCCGATCGACACCGTCTAACTTGATGTAGTAGGTATCACTCAGTTCAACTTTCTCCGTTTTTTTGTTTTCTTCCATCTCTTGTCTCCTTTGAGGTTGTTTATCAATTACTTATTTTAGACAGATTTTGAGAAGAATCAAGCACATTTTACAAAAGGACCCAGTATTTCTACTGGGTCCAACCTCGGCTTTTACGGAGACAAAAGCCTAGCCTCTACTAATCAAGAACAAAAGCGAAGCCTTTATCGCCGTATTCTTTGTACAACGGATCTGACGGAATCTGTTCGAAAGGAGTAAATTCGAACGGCAGGTTACCATATTGATCTGTCTGGAAACCAAGCGAGAACCCGTTAGTAATACGGAGCTTCGGAATAATGATCGTGATCGGAGCTTTTCCTTCGGGCAAGATACCAACGATCTTAGCACCCAATGTCGGTTGAGCTTCAGCAGAGCCAACCGGGATAAGGTTAGCTTTGTGAACTCGGTCGCCGGCTACGAAGCTAAATCCTTCCGGAATAGCCCGGTCAAATTTAAGATTGAAGTAAGCCGATGTATCAGCAACCGGATTCGTCTTGAGAACAACCTCGGCGACTTCATCGCCATCGATCGAAATCGTAACTTCGTCGTTAGCAGCAAAGCCTGAACCCGAACCACCAATGCTCTTTAAAGAATCTTTCCAAGAGCATTTAACAGTACCAGTCAACGGGCCTGTACCCGATTCTGTGATACCGAATACCGATTTGAACTTATCGGACAACGTAATTGTCTGTGTGCTACCAGCCAATACTTTCATATATCCTTGTTCAATCGTCAAAATAGCATTGCCACCGTTGGCATTCTTCAGAGCCGTCATCAAATCGCCAACAGTACCATTGACGGAGATTTGGGCAGCCGAGCCAGCCGTATATTCGACTTCAGCCAATTTGCCAACGAAGACCATATCTTCGTTAGAAGACTTATTGCCTTGAACGATAACATAATCACCTGTCATAAAGTCGCTGGCAGAAGCGTCTCCGGCTTTAACTGCGATTTCAGTCGTAACCATGTCGCCATTTACAGCTTCTTTAAGAGCCAAGTCAACACCGTCTACCAATTCATAACCTTCCAAACCAAGGGCATAAGCCAAGTTCTTTGAAGTATATTCATAGGCTTCCATCGAGGCCGTTACTTCAGAACCAGTCTTAACGGAATAAACAACCGTATTTCTTACACCTTGCGTTAAGTCGATGTACTGGTCGTTAGACGAGAATGTAAAGTTTTTAACCAAGCCGATGGAATGTTTTTCGGGAACTAAATCCAACACTTGATCTTTAGGTCCGATCATAACCGTTGCAGCACCAAGGTTAAATTTTTCGGTTTTTGCACTTCCTGCAGACATATTGCAATCCTTTCAATGTTAGTGTTTTTTCACGCTTTACATTCTATAGTTTTAATAATATACTGTCTACAGTTTTTATTAAACTAATACGGAGAGATAAATGAAAGAAGATCGTATAGCTATGACTGTGTATTTCCCCCAGTCTTTGTGGGAAATCATTGAACGTAGGGTAGACGTTACTGGCCGTTCCAAGAACGGTGAGGCAATTCACTTAATGCAACTTGGCCTTAAATATGGTCAGGAGGCAGATGTGCGTGCGTTGTCTCTGTTGATGCAACACCTACCGACAGATATTGAACGGCCCTAGTATTATACTTTGAAAACGGAACAACGGTAAGGTCATCTTGCACAATGAGATTACCTTTAGATGGTTTTCCTGTGTCCGAATCGTAGAGCTGGATCGTTGTAAGCGGTAAGAACCTGTCGATAAAAAAATTGAGTAGGCTTCTGTGCCGGAACATATTAAGGTCCTCGAACGTGCTGATCCCGACAAGAAACGTCCAGTAGCGTAAATGGTTTTCAATATTGCCAGAAAATTCCTTGATAAATAAATAGTCTATGTTTTCCAGCACTGCATCTTCTGCATGGCCATCAATATCACGAAATTCAATATTATCCGAGAGGCCCTGTTCTTGGGCTACTTGGAGTAAGTTCTGAAGATGCCGAACAACCGAGTTATAAGCATCTAAATATACGTTATGCGTGTCCATTTTCCATTACCCTCCTAATTGTTCTTGTTACCCTTTGTTTGATCCTGAAATTGATCAGATTCGCCATAGACGGTCCAATGATCGGTCGCATCTGCTCGTTTGACCCATTAGTTGTAGGTCTTCCGTAAAGTTTATTGTATATGATCCACCTATTGATCCTAGGCTTGGTCCAAGGAAATACATTTACATATACAGCGGCCTTTTGGCGACCCCTTGCAAAATTGTTTATATCTTTTAAATAAATAACAGGTTTACCATAAACAGTTGTCGGGTCTGTCTCATTTAACCAATTCTTCAAGCCACTAAAACAAGTGTTCCTGTAATACCAGAAAGTGTTATACTCAAGGGCTCTTAATTTCTCCTTGGCATAGTGCTTAGTTAGTTCTGGCCATGCTCCTCCGTAGTGCCAAAACGGGTTCTGGTCCACATCGATAGCTTGCGTTCCCGGAAGTGCCCCAGTCATAATCTTAAAGAGCTTTTGGGCCTCCTTAGTAACCACCTTTTTTAGGTCAGGCTCTAGCTGTTCAAAGCGTTTAAGGGTAATTACGTTCACCCTTTCATAGGCCCAGCGGCTAAGATCATCAAAGTTGACTTTTTCCAAGATTCTTCCCCCGTACATAAGCGAGCCGAATCCCAGCTACTCTCTCAACGTGCTGAACTGTAATCTCATCGTCCAGTATGTCCCCAGGAAGAAGCTCTTTTCCACAAAGCAGTCTGTATCTTGGTTGGGGGATTTTCAGGGAATCGTCGGTGTAGGCCATAAATTCCATAGAGCAGCGTAACTTTCCGAGGTCCTTATAGCAGGCTGTTTTCTCGAGCTTTGTGAGCGGGTCAATCTCTGCAATCCGCCGTTTCCAAGTCATTTCGGTATCGAGAACAATAACCCCGAACGTTCTGTAAATAGCATCCCTGAAATAGCCCTCTGTGTTATCGAAAGTAAGACCCCACTCACCGTCAAGCAGTTTGAATACCTCACCGTTGTTAATGTCTTGGAACTGATCGACTTTCAGAATACGTCTCGGGTTAAAGAATGAGGACGTTCTCGTTTGGGACATTGGTGGTTTCAAAAGTTGTCCATAGAAACGGTGTCCATTCTCCTTAATGAAGCAATGTCTGATTGATTTACCAACTCTGGACAAATCACCCATTATTCTTCCTCACCCGTAATAGCATCAGTCATTGTACCGAGAGAGAACGGCATATAGTCTGAATATGTAACCGTTTCCTCACCGGACAGATTACTTTCCAATTCCTCAATTTCAGCAGTTGCATTGGCATACAGAGCATCCCAGTCGATTTTATTTAAGTAACGCAAGAACTTAGAGCTGCCATCGTTCTCCTCTTGGTTCACACGCAGGCGAACTGACGAAAAGACAGACAGCACCGTTTTCAAGACGATCAGCCGATTCGCTCTGATATTTCCAACCCCACCGTTCCTTAAACAATCGGTGAAAGTACTGCCTTGACTTTGAAGAATCTGGAAGTAGGAACTAACCAGATCAACGTCCTCATCAGGCAATTCTCCACTGTTCAGACCAAAATAGTTCCGAACATCTTGCGGAGTTGCCTCGAAAAAGAAGAAGTTGCATACCCGATATGGGATCTGGAAAGTGTACGGACGGTTTTTGTAACGATATGATACCTCAATAATTTTCGTATCAAACAAGGCACCGTCCCTTAGTGTATTGCATTCAGCTGGGATCGTGATA